CTCAAGTCGTGCAGCTCTCAGTTTCTGGCAGAAACACCATCGCAGAATTATCAATACCGTTGTTCTTAGCATCTATTGTCTCATTGCTTTTATTGGGACTTGGGTTGGTATGAGCCACGGTGTGGTTCATGGCCTCATTGCTGCTTTTTGCGCTTTTATTGGCACTCATTGTCTTTTCATTGGTGCCTGTGCTATTGCTGAAACCTCTGCTATACTCAAACCATTTCTTGAAGTTCTTGCAGCCGGTCACGACCTGACTTACCGTCCGCATGCTCCAGGTTATTCTTCTTTTGATTTTGATTGGTTTTGTGGACTTGCGTCAAATTTTGGCGTTACCTTTATCTATCAAGCCGAGAAGATTTCCAAAGCATGGGGAGTCGTAAGAGGACTCCAAGAATTTGGTCTCTTCATCTTTGAGATGTTTCCTCTTTTTATCCAGGAAGCAATCATGCAGGCCTATCCTAATGTCGCAATGGGAATGCTCTATAAGGGCTGCGGTTGGCAAATGTATGCCAAGCGTTTTCAAGCGCTTCTTGACATTTCTGAAGCCCATCTCAGCGCCATTCATGTCGACGCTTTCAACAAGGTCAAAGCAGAAAGCCAGACTTTCTTGGCTGCCAACCTTGGCAAGCCTTGGTATAATATGGCCAAAACCGACTATGACAACAAAGTCTCTGCCTTCCAACAGATTTCCGTCAAAGTAGATTCCAATTCTGGAAGAACACCTTTCATGGTCCAATTCGGTGGAAGGCATAATTTGGGCAAGACCGAGATAGCCAAGATCACTGCCAATATGTTCGCTAGTCTTCATCTCAAACGACAAGTTCAGATTGGTTACTTCGTTAAACCCGAAGGCCAATATTGGGATGGTTATGCTAATGAACCTGTTATCCTTTTTAAGGATATCCTTGGCATTTCCGAAGACAAGCGTACTGCTGATGCTGATAATTGGTGTGGTCTCTATGATGGCGCCTTTAAGCCTGATGTTGCTAACATCAATCAGGCTTTCGCCAAGAA